TAGAACCCTAACATACTTGGATTTGTTATTAAATTTGCCAGTAGCTAACAACCTTTTTTCTGTTGGTACATCGGTGTCAAAGTTATAATAAACCTTACGATCACCAATCACGTTAGCGACATAATTCGAAGAAAGAGGATTTAAATCGCAATTGTTAAACTCTTCCAAAACATTTGGGCTAAAATCACTATCGTTCCAATCTCTGATTTGTACAGAGAAAGATCCATAAGGATTAGATGGATCGACAGACATCTTCAAATTTGTAATAGAAATTTTGTATAAAGAGTTTGCATACTCTCCATCATCGAGAGATTCCAATTTAAATAAATCGTGCTCAACAGCACCGAAAGGCTGCGATATAAACATTGGAGATTTTGGAGTTTTAAAACGTGTGTCTAAAGTTCCAAACAAATTTCTATATGATAATCCTTTAACACCTGTTGCTGCCGATCCTGAAGCAATTAAAACACTTGCAGGAATAGATATTTCGTTGTCAACAGGCATGTGAGCATACAGAAGGTGCATTTGAGATCCAAATCTATTGGAATCGACATTTAAAATTTTAGAAATATAATTTGGGCTTGTTGGATTAAAAGATGCACTAAAAATTTTAACGCCTGGAATTCCATCATCAGAAGCGAAAGACGCACCATTGCTGGAGGAAATAACTAATTTAAATGACGATAATCCTGATAAAGAAGTTCCTGCGCCACCATCGTTTAAAGCACCAGCAAAATTTGCGACTGTTAAACCTACGTTACCAAACACCATTGCTCTGGTACCTGTTGCCATAAGAAGAGCACCTCTGACTAATTGAAAACTATTAGGATTAACAACAGAATCATTGTCAGTAAACATTGGCGCTGTGTACGGCTCAAGAGATGTTGCATCTTCAACAGTTGTAAGAAACATTACACCACCATCACCGTGTGTGTCAGCATTGAGAGTTAATCCTGAATTGATAACTCTTCCTGTCGTTTGTGTATACTGAATGTCGGCTGAAGAAGAATTTGCACCTGCACCTAAAACTCTCAAAAATGTTAAAGAATTTCTATTGTTAAGAAATTGATTAACTGCATATTCTGCAGGTTTTTTAGGGTCAAGGTTTCCAAAAGTCGTCGTGAATTCAGAAAAGTTAGAAAATGTAATTGGCACGAATGCAGGACCTTTGTTAGCCGCACCGATTATTCCTGCTGGAACGCCAAAAGGAGCACCTTGTGTAGGTGCGCTTAGATCTACTTCACGTTCAAAAAAATTTGGAGATCTAAAAGTTTGCTCAGCCATCGTATTCTCCTAAAACATTCAAATCAAACGATGATAAGTATTGATTGAGATTGATAAAAATAAAATTAGTCATTAATGATGTCGTTTAATTGATCAAAAGTCATTCCTTGGTATGATTTTTCGCCAGTCTTCGCAGAACTAGTTGTTACTTTTATAATTGTATTTCCATTTTTTGCATAAACACCTGGACTTTCTCCTCTTCTGTATGTTGACAGTGCGGGATCAATTGCCGCACCCGTTTGTGTTCCCAATGGCCCTTTTCCGTCTTTTCTGTAGTCACTTCGTTGAGGATACCCGCCATCTTGAAGCGGAAGAGTCGGATCGTCAGCACCCAAAAATGGATAATCAAATGTTGGAGATGGATTATCAACAAGTTCTTGAGCATCTAAAGTTGTAGGACTCTCAAATTTTATAATAGGAGAAGACACGAATCTTCTTACGGCAATAGGAACTCCAGGAGCGCTTGACGCCAAAAGATAAGCAGGCACATTAATCGTAAATTTTTGCTTAATTAAACGTTCTTGTTGTGACATGTCTTCAAAATTATTTTCTTGTGTATATGACTCTTCCACATAAGCCACAAACCAATATCCTTTATTGGTAGATAATTTAAAACATTGTCCTTGAGGCAAAAAAGAACTCATGAACACTTCCATAAGTTGATTCATCTGTTGCGTATATTGCGTCCAAAAAGTTATTTCATATTTTGCAGAAAAAAATTGAGGTGCAGGCAGTGTTAATGTCTCATAGATATTGTCTGAAATGTTTGGTGCCATTAAGGCACCATTTGTTATATTCAAATCATTTCTTTGACTTCCCACTTCTCGTGTGGTAAGAAGTTGATTCATGACATGAGGATCAGTAGGATTAACAGCGACATTTTGTTGATTAATTAAATAAATTTTGTTAATCAAATTTTGGTAAACCCTGTCAGAAGAATCTAGTTTTCTTCTAACTTTTAATACGCCTGTTTGCTGGTTAATTCCTCTTCCAATAATATCAGTTGCAACGGATTGCTCCACACCTGTTCTCATAACAGTGATTAATGGAAGTATTAAAGTTCCTGATTTGTCTCGAAGAGGTTGTCCTTTTTTAAGCATTGCCCATTTTTCACCAGCGGCAAAAATAACAGGAACTTTTTTTAAATTTGATTCTTTAATGGCTTCATTATTAGTCACATAAAATCTAAGCTCTTTATCAAAGATGCTAAACAGGGCAACATCCACATCTTCCAATCCGCATGATGGAATCTGAACGTCAGAAATGTTTTGATGATCATATCCACTACTTAATGATCCGCGTGGTTGAGGAGAAAATCTAGTTGCCATATTCAATCCTCACCGTAAAATCCTGGACCTGCTGGATCGTTAACTTTTTCTGAAACTTCTTTTGGTCCTGTAATAGGAGATTCCAATACACCGTTCTTCTGCAAATCTCTAACATCGTTTGTTTTACCCAACAAGTTTTCTTCTGCGCCTCTTTGCTGAACGAAAACATTTTGAACAGCATCAGAATCTGTATGTGACAGATCTGTCGGTCCAATGTACTTGGACTTAAATTGACTTTCGCGAACTTTAATACCTGATAATTTCATGCCATCTTTATGTTCTGGAAATCCAAAAATATGTCGAGTATAAAAATACTCCGTAATTTCATAAAAATTATCACCAAAAGAAAAATAGTCTCCAATCGAGATATTGATGCCTTTATCAATCATATCACGCCACTGAACAAACACGTCAACTTTAAATGTTTTATCGATACCAAAATTATTAACTTTTATTTCTGTTTGTGGATCTGCGACAAGGCATTCTAATTCTATGGGCTGATCAAAAATCTTTTGTATCGCTTCATTATAAACTTCATGTGTTTTTGTCTTTACCTCAGATATCGGATACAAATAAATCTTTTGTCCTACGACGTCTTTTATAAGTTCTTTAGTAATGTCAGATATGAGATTTAATTCTCTTGGCGTGATAAAAAGTCTTGACATAAATGTCTCCTATCAACCAATAACAATAGCTTTGCCATTTGGAACAGGCACTAATCTAAGCTGCTTTACCATATTATCAGCAGCAGACGCAGCAGTTTCAAGTAATTTTGCGTTCGTCAAATTGTCTAAGAATTCACGCAATTGTGTGATTAGTTTTTCTTTATCTTCACGACCTTGTGAAACTAATTCAGCACCATTCATTTGAAGCTCAGCATTAGGAATAGGAATGCTTTGGAATTTTGACCTAACTAGACCTAATAATTCTCTTGCTAAAGCCAATGTATATTGTCTAATCCATTGTCTTCCGGGCTGTGTGATTGAAGCAAAAGGAATATTGTTCAAAGGCATGTTCTGAGGACCTGAAATACCATAAATCGAACTATCGTTATAACTCGGATTTAATGGATTTTGTGTAGACGCAACCTTGATAAACAATTTACCTAATTGAAATTCTGTAGACGGAATTGGGTAAATTCTAAGACTTCTTCCTTGCACATCATAACTGTAATGTGATCTACGAACTCTAAACGCAGTTTCTAACATTCCTCTACGTAAAACGTCTTCAAAAACAGGTAAAACGTAAAAGATCGTTGAATTAACATAAGATTCGTAATTAAAATTTGTTGCAAGAAAGTTAGTAATGTTTGAAGCGTTTAATAAGAACTGTTGGGCTGCCAAAGGTTCAAAATGAAAAAGTTCGACGAGACGTAACTTGTTGTTACCTACGCCTCCTGGTCCATCACCATAAACTAAAGTTCCGCTAATGGCGTTTTT